TGGCGGCTGTGGGCAAACCAGTGAGCGCGTTATCCCACAACCTGCCAGCATCAGAACTAAGGCACAAAGTATTAGTCGTTGCATTATCAATTCCCCTGTGAATTTCACGGTAAACAATTTTGGTCTTAGCTTGCTCTTCCTGCACTCGCTTAACTAATGCACGCGCCAAAAGCTCATAATTCTCTTTATCCTCTAGCGCCTGCTCTGCCTGCGCCTTTAAGTCTGCCTCGTAGCGCCAGCCGTTTACCTTCCAGCCAGCATAAAAGGCAATAACGATTGATGCTGTGATAGTGATTAGCATAATCTTTAACTTTGTAGCTTCAAGTATCATGGCTTGCGGCCTTCACTATAGATTTTAAATACTGCGGCTTGTAGGTAAGTAATTGGCGCTGTCACTGCGGCAATAATGGCGGCAACATCCATGCCTGATAAATTGTTAATAGATGATGCGTACTCACCAGCCCAAGTAAAAGCACGCCAAGTCATCCACAAGGTTACAAATAGCACAACGCGCCTAATAATGGCGCGTCTGTCTATCCAATCCCAAAACTTAACCATTACAACAAAGCCTCATTTACTGGAATCATTCCACCCTTGAACCATGTGGCAACGTCAAAATTAGGGCAATCTTTTATAAATTCATTGCGCGTAATCTGTCCATCACCGTTTAAATCTGGCGAATAGTCACGATGACCCTTGATGCTAACTTTAATGTCTTTAAGCGTGTTTGCGGCTGATTCTGCCGTGAGAATAGTGCGACTTGATATGTGACCAATGGTGTCAATTACGCACAAGCGCAATGCCATCCACTGCGCTTTTGTGAATTTATCAGTACCAATCATGCAAATCCCGATGCTGTGCGCGTTATTACCCTGCACATGAGCGCCAATCTCTTCAAAACCGCGACCAACTGAAATAGTGCCATCAATCTCAATAACACGATGATAGCCAACTGATTTTAAGTGTGGGTTTAGATTGCGTGCCGCTTGACTGTCGCGCTTAAATCCTCGCGCTTTGTGCATATTATCAATGTCGGCAATTGTGAATGGCTTACCATTTGGCGTAGCCGCACAATGAATCACGATTTGGTTTATTTTACGTTTCATAGCGTGATTTAACTATGAAATCTTTGCGTTGTAACTGCTATCTACAAGAGTAAACCCTTGCTCTGGCCTCGCAGTTAGGCGCTTTTGGATTGCCAACACCGAAGATTGATTGCAGTATTTGAATACTGTCGCTGTAATCTTTTTCTTTATGCTCTTCTAGGCTGGAGTAGATACATTGCCTTCTGCTTATCCCACATTTTAGTTTTGATAATCGTCTGCCAATCACAAAAACCTTACCTTCTTGCCGAAGTTGAGCTACCAATGGCGCTATATTCTGCTCACTGATTGCTGGGAATAATTCATATAGTTCGTTAATTGTCATTGGTGTTCTTAAAGCAAGAAGCATTATTTTCTTTTGTGATAAAGATTCTTCGCCAGCAAACGATATTGCGAGTGGTTGGCTCAATTCAATATTACCAATCAACTGTAATCCCCTCTTTGAAAATTAAACCAGCTAAAAGCGCCATTTCAAGATACTCACCAGTGCAACCAGCAATGAAGTACCCGATATAAAAAAACGATATAGGGGCATATTTCATTTTAAATACTCCGCTATCATTTGCTTGGCATCTTCAAACCCAAAGCAAGCAACCGATAAATAACCCATCAACTGCGCCCTACCTAAAAATTTCTCTTGGTCATCTGATAACACGCCTTTTGCGGCCTTCATTTCAATAAAAAGCCCATGCCAGCCATCTTTAGGTATCATTAAAAACAAGTCAGCAACGCCAACCATAAAACCCTCTGCCTTCATTTTTTTCATTTTTATTGCACGCACTCGCGCGTCACCAGCTAAGTGAGCGCCATTCGGTATAGCAAATAAATATCCATCAAACTCTTTATGCTGTAACTTGAACCATTGCATGAGCAATACCTGTTCTTGATGTTCACTTAACTTCACAGCATCATCCCGAACGTACATCCCACATAAACCTTTTGAACTCTCTTACGTTCCATGCGTGCCAGCTTTGCTGTTTCCATCTGCTTTGCGCCAATGTCTGAAAATTTAACGATAGTCACACCAACTGGCGGCTCTTCTTTCATGCCACTTTCTGCACTGTTGTAAGTCTTTTCAACTGTTGAGTAAGCCTCTGTGATGGTTTCGCTTATTTCCGCATAGTCGCTTTCTTCAATCGGTCTTAGCGCTTCAAAAACAGTTACTTTTCTGCCGCTAATCTTCGAGCGCGACTTGAATCGCCTAATTAAACCAACTTGTTCCAGCACATCTAAAAATAGGTTGCACGTTCCTACCGTATATCCAATGGCCTGCGATATTTCTGCTACTGGCGTAGCTTCTTTAGAGCAAATTTCCATAATGCTATTAGCCTTATCGCGCTTGCCTTGCTCAATATTTTTCTTGTAGTCGCTTACCATTGATATAACCCCATTCCAGTTAATAAATTTTTTGTTTTTATGTGCGCGTTATTCCACATAGACACTCGCGCTTCGCGTGTTAAAAGCTTTCCGTTATCAAGCTCGTAATGACAATCAGCGCAAAGGCTGGCACAGTATTCATCTGAACTCTTAATGCCACGCGCATGACCGTGTATGTACTGATTTGAATGAGCGCCTACAACTGTTCCATCGTTCTTTCCGCAGTTCTGGCATGGAATCATTCGATACGACTTCATCAATGCTTTGCTTCGCACGTAGTTGAATTTAGCGGTCATTTTCTTGTAACCACGTATCGAAGTCTTTATCAAACACCACATCAAGCTCTGTACTGGCAAACGCTGTCACCTGTTCAATCAGCGTGTTGTAGCCTTTAACTTTCAAATCCTCTGTGCTTACCCTAACTATCCTTTTCGATTCAACGCCTGTCATTGGGTTAATTTCAGTGATTACTTTGTCACCTAAGAACGTAGCTCTCATGTGTTCTTTCCACACTGGCATTGCATACTTTCTGCCATCAACTCGCGCTTGCTTTGCTATCTCAGTCAAGATAAAACCGTGATAAAAGCGCCTTTGCTTTGCTGTCAGCGTTTCTTCAAAGTCCTCAAGCTTCAATACCTGCTTGCGGCCTGCTGTAAGTAAAGCCTTGCAATCACTCCATACCTTAGAAAATGCCTTGTGCGCTTGTGCTGGGTCATTGAGTGTTACTTCAATCATTACCAATCCAATCCTGCTGATTGCTCGCCTTTGCTTTCATACTTTGGGCAGGTTTCCGCAATCCAAAAATCTTTATAGTTCAATCGGTAGCCAGAAGGAACATATCGCTTGCACATTTCTCTGTGTTCACAGGTATGCGTACCCTGTGGGCTTTCGCCCTTGCAATGCTCATAATTCAAGAATGGCTCTGGTTTGTTGCTCATTACATTTCCTTTAATAAATTTGTTAAAACAAAACTTATGCCGCAAGTTTCCTATCTAATTTGTGTGTGTTTAATTTGCCTTTGTAAACATATTGGCCTTTATCGTTCTTGTATTTTTCATCAATCACTTCACTAGCTTTAATCCAACCTTTAAGCTCAACATCTGGTAAGTTCACTACTGCCAAAGCGTAGATTTCAATATCTTTGTTCTCTTTGTGAATAAATAAGCCCTTGTCTTGATTGCGCGTAGCTTTAACGTCAATGTTGTAGCCTTTAAACTTGCAGTCCTCACCGCCACCTTTTACTCGGTCTATCAGTCTTGGGAATACGTTGCATGATTTAGCAAATGCGTATTCACCTAACACACCTAAAACCTCACCATCCATGAAGTCTGCTTTTACTGTTTCATCTTTCACACCAAATCCACGATTCAACATTCTGCGTAGTGAAGCTATTTGGTAGCAGTACGCAATCTCTGTTTCGTTAAGCGTTACTTTCACTTATCAATTCCTTGTGCTTTTTAACTACTTCTTTTAAAAATATCTTTAATCGCCTGCCTTGATTCCGCTACTGTTTTAACTTTTACCGTTTCAACTTCACCGCTTTTGCTTACCCTGCCTTTGAATGTTTGTGTGCCATTTGTGGCAATGTAGGTAAAATCAAATCCAGCTTCTTTCATTGATTTAATAAACTCGTTACAGGTCATTTCGGTCATGCAAATAGCCTTTCTTGCGCTGTGGCTTGCTGAATACGTTTAATGCTGGCTTCGTAGTAATCTTTATCTAGCTCGCAAGCTGTAAGCTCAAAGCCAAAGTTGTTGCAAGCTATGGCGTGTGAACCTGAGCCTAAATGTGTATCAAGTATCTTGTCACCTTGTTTGGCGTAGTTAGTGAGTAGCCATTCGTAGAGCTTTACTGGCTTTTGGGTTGGGTGTATGCGTGATTCTTTGTTTTTCATATCACCTTGCAACATTCCCTGCCATTGAAAACGAAAGTTTCTTACAGCAGTTTTAAATGACGTGTAAGCAAGTTCACTATCAGCAAAATCAGTTTCACCGTTGACTTTATCCCACACTATCCAACATGGCGATTTTGGGCATGGCAATCTATCAGCAAAGTGATTAGCACCCCATATAATCTGATTTTTGCTAACCCTTACAAGCTCATTAAAATAATCAATGTTAGGCGCATCTAAATCATTCCCTGCAAATGCTTTGTAATTTTGTGACGTTGCCAACTTGCCGCGAGATTTATTCCTATCACCGTTTTCACCTATCCCATAAGGCGGGTCAACTATCGCCAAGTCATAAAACTTATCAGGTGTGGCTTTTAAAAGTTCCATGCAGTCCACGTTGTGAATCGTTGCTTTACCTATCGTTATCATTTCAGCCATTGCCCATTTCCTTATTAGCCACGCCTAACACTTTTTTAGCTTCAACCAAGCTGTCAGATGGAAACTTCTCTGGATTAGCCACGATACGTTTAGCCCAAGCGTGATAGTCGGTTGCGTCTTTTTTTGATAACTCACTACTGATTTTTGAAATACGCTCACGGTTTGAATTTATTTCATCATCCGTGAAATGCCTAGCAAGTGCCTTTGTTACCTCTTGCGGAGTATTTGCTTTGCACAACTGAGCGAACTCTGGCAATGTCGGTGGGAACTTCAATTTATCAGCACAGTAATCAACGGCTTTGAATACAGATTTTGAACTCATACCAGAAAGCTTTGATTGCCATTCAGCCTTCACAGAATCTAACGGAACACCAGCCCACATATCAATCCAATGCTTTCCGTAAAAACTAGCCATGCGTAGAAATAAGCGGTCTATCGGTGTCGGTTGTGTAGTCTGATATGTCGATGATTCTTGTGTTGTCGTTAGCATTTTCGCTATCCTTCTTAAACATTTTGAACATTTCTGATGCGGTATCACTTCGGCTTTGATTGATTGATTTTGGCGGTGCATTAGGCATTGCGCCTCTGTGTAGATTTAACTTAGCCGCCTCTTCTCGCTGGCGTTTTACAATGCCAAGAAGGTAACTAAAACCCTTTCCAGAAGTCGCTGATTTTTTAGCCGCATCTGCAAACTCTTCTGGAGTAGCCCCTGCGTCAACAAGTGCTATCAGCGTTGGATTTGATTGATTTATGTCTAAAATTTGCTTGTTCTGTAAATCAAATTCAGATTTGATTGCTAAACACACACGACCAATTTCCGTAACCTCTACTACATTACAATCTTCTACAGTGTGTGTTTGTTCTATTGGTTTATGGTTATTGGTTAATGGTTTATGGTTAGGTGGCGCTTCGTTTACGTCTTGTTCACGATTCGTGCTTTCTTTTGCACGCTTCGTGTTATTTTCTTTACGCTTTGTTTCTCTCTCTATTGCAATGCGTTTATTTGTTTCAGCTTTGCCGTGATATTCAGCAATCTCTTCTTGTATGCGTTTTTGCACATAAACACCGTTTTCCAATGTGAAAAACTTGCGTAAAACAAACGTAACAGCTTCAACCTCTTCTGTTGTACTAGCCCAAGTCCATTCGATTGCTTCTTCTAACGTAGGGAATTGTTCACGGTCATAGCACGAATCTATCAAGAGCGTGTACGAACCGTGCTGTAACATTGACAAGCGACCTGCTTTCTTTGCATAGTCGCCAAGATTGCGCTTGTAGTAGTGCATTAAAGTTCTGCCTTTACCAATAAAGCTAACGTCTTAATAAGGCTGTGCATATCGTGTGTAGGTTGTGGTGTATCTACTTCATCACTTGAAGCGGATAATTGATTCTGTGCTAATAACCTACGGTCATTGTTTAAAAGTAAACGCAGATAAGCAGAAGCCGATATTCCGCGAGATAAAGCTTCATCACGCGCAAATAAATACTCGTCTGCTGTCAGTAAAACTTGCACTCGTTCATCGTGTGTATTATTACGTGAGAAAGTTTGTGCCATTTTTAATTAGCCTGATTACTGCAATGAGTAACGTGAAGAGCGTCAACCATTCTTCCACCTCGCTCAATGCCCATATCTTTTTGCTTACCAGTAAAAAGGTCGGATATAACCGCTTGAGATACCCCGATAGTTTCACCGAGTTTTTTTTGAGTAAAGCCGCTTGCAAGCAAGTCGCGGATTTTTTCATTTATGTTTTTCATAAGCGTAAGCATAGGGGTAACTATGTATGTTGTCAATAGGCAAAACTATCTATTTGATAGGTATAGTTCGCACATGAGTACATTTGGCGAAAGATTGCGCGAGGCGAGAAAAGACAAAGGGCTTTCACAAGGCAACTTGGCTAAAATCGTTGGCGTAAAGCAACCAACAATTGCAGAGCTTGAGGCAGAAGGTAAGGGTAGCAGTAAAGCTTCTTTAATCGCCAAAGCGCTAAATGTTAGTCCACTGTGGCTATCAGAAGGCAGGGGTGATAAGCATGATAACAACATCATTGCCGACATTGAATCGTCAGCCGCGCAAGCAATGGGCGAAATTGCATCACCATCAAACATCATTAAAATCCCATTGCTAAACATTACCGCAAGCGTGGGTTACGGTAGCGAAAATACCGAAGAAGTACCAATTGCATATATAAGTATAAATGCTGATTGGGCGAAGGTTGCGCTAAGACCGTTAAGCGATACATCTAACTTAGCTTTCATTCACGCAGTTGGTGATTCGATGTTTCCGACATTTACCGATGGCGACATTTTACTTGTGGACACTTGGAACAAATCAGTCACGGCAGATAAAATTTATGTGATTGAAGCTCACGATAGATTGTTTATAAAAAGAGTGCGCCAACGTCTTGATGGTGCATTTGAAGTGAGTAGCGATAATCCAGCCGTGAAAACTGTTGATGTACTTAATGGCGATAGCGAAGTTAGAGTAAAAGGTCATGTCATCTGGGTATGGAACGGTAAGAAAATATAAATAATTCTGACTTTTAACACTCGTTGAACCCAATAAACCAGCCACTCGCTGGTTTTTTTTCGTCTATATTAAAAAATAACAGGATTTCCTATTGCATTTATAAATAGGATAGCCTATTATGAACACATCGCAGTAAATAATGAATTAAAGAAAAGTGCATAGCACCTCCGTTACTGGCAAATAAGACTAACTGTGCAAAAGCATAAGACCAGTTAAGTTAGTCGATGATTTTTTAAGGGTAAAAAATGGAAGATTTAGAATTAACCACAGTATCAATCAATAACAAGTTGCTTGATGTTTACTACTCAATTTTTGATGTAACTGAAATAAAGATTGAAGCGGTTAAAGATGCGTCTGGCAATACTAATATTTTTGAGTTCTTAAATGATTTAACTAAGCGGGCGCTGTATGTGGAAGTTAAAAGTTTGCACATGGAGGTTGTATGAATAAGGAAGATATTTATTTTGCTGTAATCGTGGCTTTTTTCGCTGTGACGCTTTTAATCATTTGCTCATTCTTGCCAGCTTAAACCGAGTATCAAACAATGGAGTACGAAATGATTATGCAAGATTTTAAGAATATTAAAACCAATAACAAGCCATCAAATTTAGAGCGCGTTATTGGAAGTTTATTTGTTATTGGTGCTGTTGTATGTGTTTTTGGTTTGTACTTTTTGGTGAGGTCTTAAATGGTTTATGCAATTTGGATTTCGTTAGGAATTGTATTTGGGATTGGCTTATTGGCTATTTTTGGCGATGTAATGATTGAGCCGATTGATGAAATTAACGATGAAGATTTTAGTGTTTAAGGATAAATAAAATGAGCGAAATTATTGAGCAGGTAAGCAGTAGCGCGTCATCGCTGGCGCTAATCACAAGCGATGGCAACATGAATCGTGTGATGAAGATGGCTGAAATGATGGCTAGTAGTCGCGTAACAGTGCCAAAGCACTTGCAAGGCAGTGTTGGGGATTGTGCGGCAATCGTCATTCAAGCAACTAATTGGGGTATGAATCCTTTTGCAGTAGCGCAAAAAACGCACTTGGTTAATGGCGTATTGGGTTATGAGGCGCAGTTAGTTAATGCGGCTATTAAAGCTAGTAACGCCATTAAAAGCGCTTTCAGCTATGAGTATAAAGATGAAGGTGGCTCTGGCGCTAATGCGTTTATATCGTGTCGTGTTGGCGCTGTATTGAATGGTCAGCAAGATATTACATGGGGCGAGTGGTTGGCAAGCGCCAGCGTCACCACTAAGAATAGTCCACTGTGGAAAACCAATGTGAAACAGCAGATGGGCTACTTACAGGTTAAGAACTGGTCGCGTTTATATTGTCCAGAGGCAATATTAGGCGTAATGACTAAGGAAGAGCTTGAGGATATGCCACAAGAAGAGAAGGACATTACGCCAGTAGCAGAGCCTCAACCTACAGTTACGCCAACGCTTGATGACGCGACATTTAATACAATCGCTTATAAATACCGTGAATCAGTAGCGCAAGGTAAAAAAACCATTGAAGGCTTTATCTCATGGGTAGAAGGCAAAGGCGCTTTGATGACAGACGCACAAAAAGCAGAAGTTGCGACTTGGGTTATTAAAAAACCAGATGTTATTGAAGGCGAAGCTACCGATGTTACTGATTCATTCACAGCAGAATATGAACAAGCAGAAAGTGAGAGTAAATAATGAACCGCACACAAGAAAAGTTACAACAAGGCTCTCAAGAGTGGCACGCATTTAGACTAACGCACTTTGGCGCAAGTGAGGCTGGTGCAATGATGGGATTGTCACCATACAAGACACGCGACCAACTTTTGACTGAAAAGAAAACTGGCTTAGTGCCAGAGGTTGATGCTTTCACACAAAAGATTTTTGATAAAGGTCATGCGGTAGAGGCTTTAGCAAGACCAATTGTTGAAAAGATGATTGGTGAAGAGCTATCCGCAGTTACCTACTCTTTCGGCAAGCTGTCTGCATCATGTGATGGTATCTCTTACATGGGCGATGTTGCATGGGAAAACAAACAATTTAACGCAGAGCTATTTGAGCAAGTTAAAAATGGCGAGTTGCCTGCAATCCATATTTGGCAATGTCAGCAAGTATTGTACGTTACTGGTGCTGGAAAGCTGTTTTTCACTATATCAGATGGCACAGAAGAGCGCACAGCAGGCGTTTGGGTTGTGCCAGATAGAGAAGTAATTAGTAAGATTATTAACGGCTGGAATCAGTTTGAAATTGATTTGGAAAACCATGTTCCACCAGTGCAGGTTGAAAAAGTAGAGGCTGAAACAATCCAATCTCTACCAGTTCCTAGTGTTGTTGTACGTGGTGAAA